CATCCCCTTGCGTTCCGTCGCCGGTTCCGGCGGGCGGAAGCTGCACGGCGGGCGCCGGTTCAGGCTCGGTGACCTTCACGCCCAGGTAGTCACCGACCAGTTGAGTGTCGCCGGTGGCGTCCGCGAGGGCGCGCGCCTTCTCGAACTGGCGGGACTGGATCCGCTGGATCTCTTCCTGCGTGTCGTCGATGGGGAACCCGGCCTCCACGAGCATCTTCACCCCGGTCTCCAGCGACAGCACGCCCTTGTCGACGCCGTTGGTGACCTGGTCCAGGACGGCCTGCTTGTCGGTGGGGGTGTAGGAGCCGAACGCCAGCTTCGCCGGCTGCACGGTGACCCCTGCCCAGTCGGGGTGCTGGCCGGCCAGGTAGAGGCGCTGCACCATCTTCAGCAGCAGCGCGTACTTGTGGTCGCGGGCCAGCCGCATGGAGGCGACCAGCGCGTCCAGCGGCCCGAGGGAGATCTGTAGGGCGTACCCGGAGGGGACTTCCGCGGGGTTGATGGTGCCGAGGGCGACGGCGGGCAGGCGGGCGTTGTTGGCGGCCCGGTCGTGCAGGTCGTGGACGTGCTGTCGGAGCTCGGACAGGTTCTTGCTGGTGTCGACGGTGGAGAGGCTGCCGCCTTCGCCGAGGACGAATGCCTTTCCGGGGGCGATGTCGTAGCGCTGCTGGGCGTTGACGGCCTTCCCTGCGATGCCCAGGATCGGCGCGCCGGTGGTGGCGGAAGCCCGGGAGGAGTCCGTGTCGGATCCGGCGAGTTCGTCGAAGACCTGCAGGACGCGGCCCAGGGTGGACTGTCCCCAGTGTTCTTCGGCCGGGGGCACGGTGTTGGGCAGGTGGACCACCGGCACGAAGTCGATGAGGAGGTCGAGGTGGTCCAGGACCTCGCCGTCGCCGCGGGTGGCGAAGGTGGCCTTGGCGAGCGGCAGGGAGTCGACGTCGACGGGGCCCTTGATGTCTTCCAGCAGCCAGGTGGCGTCGGTGAGGTAGCAGGTGACGTAGGAGGGTTCGTCGTTCCACGCGTACTGGCGGGCGATGGCTCCGGTGGACGGGTTGTACAGGTCGCCGGGGGTGAGGGGCGGCGCCGGGGTGTCGGCCTCGGCAGCCTGTTCGGTGTCGGGCTCGGGGGCGGGCAGGGGGGCGCGGACGGCCCGGCCTTTGTCGTCGACACCCGAACCGGTGGCGGGCCGGATCCAGTCCAGTTCGTAGGTGATGCGGCGGATGCGCTGCTTGAGGCCGCGCTGCGGGTTCGCGGGCAGTTCCCAGGCGAAGTGCACACGGGTGGGGTATTCGCCGCCGCCGTCGTCCTCGCCGATCACGGGGAAGTAGAAGCCGGGGTCGTGCACCCGGAGGGTGGGCCGCATCCGGCCGGGCTCCCACGCCACCCGGTATACGCCATCGCCGAGGGATACCGCCTTGCGTTCGCACTGCTGCATGCGCATGGCGAACTGCTCGGACTCCGCCCACTGCCGCAGCAGTTCCTGGACGCGGGCCGCCATCTGTTCGTCCCCGGTGGGTTGGTCGTCGTCGTGCTCGGCGCCGGGCACGGTGATGGTCTGTTCCCGTCCCAGGACGTGCGCCATGGCGGTGTCGACGAACACGGACGGGTCACCGAACTCACGCCGGTCGCGGGCGTTCACGTCGCCGGAGATCTCGGCGAGTTCGGCGGCCTGGTTGTTGTCGTAGGCGGCGAGGGTCTTGTAGGCGGCGAGGCGCAGCTGGTCGCCTTCGGGGACCCACATGGCGGCGGCTTCGGGGAAGGCGCGCCGGTTGGGCATGCCGAGGTCGTCGGCGTAGACCGGCTTGTACCGCAGCCAGCCCCAGGCGTGGATCGCCACTTCGCGCAGGCTCACCGACTGTCCTTCCCGCTGTCAGGCCCCGCGCCTGTGATCAGAGTACGGGCGGCGGGCGCAGGTGTTGCCCCGGTCACCGGCGGCCGCGCAGTCGCTGGTCGGTGTAGTGCTGGGTGCCGAGGCCTTCGTGGGCGGGGTCGGCGAGTTCGGTCAGGGCGTGGACGGCGGCGTCCATGCGGTCCGGACTGTCCATTCCGGGCAGCCAGGTGACCATCTGGCCCTCGAGTTCGGTGTGTTCGCCGACGTGGTGGACCAGGCCCTGCTTGTAGAGCTGGGCGATGGGTTCGGCGCGCAGGCGTTTTCCCTGCTTGGCGTGCACTTCGATGATGGACGGCATCAGCATGCCGTTCGTTCCGCCCTCACGCGCCAGTTCGCGCCAGCCCTGGAGGACGATCTGACGGGCCATGTCCCCGCCGAAGTTCCGCTCTACCAGGATGGCGTCCGCTTGGCGCTTCACGGCCAGCCTGCATACCTCCAGACCCCAGGTGTCGGCGCCCATGGTGCGGGAGTCGTCGTCCAGGATGTAGAGGTGGCCTTCGCCGTCCTTGGCGGCGCAGACGAGACCGACTTCGTCGTTGCGGAGGCTGTCGCCGCCGGCGTGGTCGACGGCGACGACGATGCGGGTGGGGGTGATGCCGGTCCACGCTTCCTTCTTGATGCGGTGGCTGGTGATCCACGCCCACTTCCATACGCCTCCTTCGAGCGGGCGGGGCTTTTGCTGGTAGAGGGCGTACCAGACGCGCTCGCCGACGGACTCTCGGATGTCGGCGAGTTCGGCGGCGTCGTATTCGGCTGGCCAGAGGGGGTCGCCGATGCTGCGGTGTAGGGGGTCGTCGGGTCGGTCGGCGATGGCGGGGAGGTCGATCTGGAGCCAGCGGTGGGGTTCGTGGGCGAGGAGTCGTCCGGTGAGGTCGTCTTCGTGCCAGCGGGTGTTGATGCAGATGATGCTGGCGCCGGAGGCGCGGCGGGTGAAGAACACGGACCGGTACCACTCCCAGACGCGGTCGCGTTGGGCGGGGCTGGCTGCGTCGTCGTGGCCTTTGAACGGGTCGTCGATGATGCCCAGGTGAAAACCTTTTCCAGTAAGGCCGCCTCCGACGCCGGCGGTGACCATTCCGCCGCGCACGGAAGATCCGCGTTGCTGCTCGAGGTCGAAGCGGTTTGCGGCGTGGGAGGCGGCGTGCAGGCGGATGCCGAGCAGGGGTGAGTATTCGCGGAGTTGGTCGCGGACCCATCGGCCGTGGTCGTCGGCGAGGTCGGCACCGTATGAGGCGATCATTACGCGGTGTTCGGGGTGCTTGCGCAGGTACCACAGGGGACCCCACCGTGAGGCGCGCTGGCTTTTGCCGTGCCTCGGCGGACAGGTCAGCATCACCTGCAGGCGCTCCCCCGCCGCGATCCTCCTGAAAGCGCTGTCGATCATGTCGAGGTGCGGTGCCTGCTTCTCCCGCCCTTCAGTGAGCACGGCGGCGAGTGCGCCTGGGGAGCGGTCCATGGCGATCTGCCGCTCCACGTGCGCCAGTTTCAGGCGGAGTTCTGGTGTGCTGGCCCGGGCTGCGACGCGGCGACGCTGGTCGGCTGGCAGGGTCCGGTAACGCGCGACCAGATCGGCGTGCCGGTCAGGTGTCGCTGTCGTCATCGTCGTCTGCGTCTTCCGTGATCTCGTCCTCTTCCTCGTCTTCCTGGTCGGGGTTGAAGGCGGGGATCACGGCGTTGTCCCGGTCGGCGATGCTGATCAGGGCGTCCAGTTCGGCGAGTTCACCGGAGTTGAAGGGGATGGCGCCGCCGTCGGGGCCGGAGATCTCTGTGCGGACAGGGACCTTGAGGCCGAACAGGTCGGTGATGTCCGCGATGATCTTCCTTGCCTGTTCGTTGGCCTTCAGGTCGACCATCGGATCCTCCGTGGGCTCTTCGGCGTCGTCTTCGCCGAACAGCAGGCGCGCTCCGATGGCGGCAGGCATTACCGCGCGCAGCAGGGTCTCGAGGCGGGCGCCTTGGACGTACCGGTAGAGCTCGGCGTCCTGGACCTCTAGGTCCTTGGCCTTCTTGCAGGCCCGGGAGAGGTCGGAGCGCGCGGTGGCGGGCGAGATGCCGAAATGCTCGGCGATCTGGGCTGCGGTGCGTCCCTGGATCTTCATGAGGAGCATCTCGCTGCGCCGGGCGGCGACGGCGGCTGCCTTGGCTTTGGAGGGTGGCATGGCGGTGGGGCTCCCGCTCGTGTGTGTGGTTGTGAGGCCCCGCGCCTGTTACGGATGATCGCCGATTTCCGCGACTTTGTTCCCCCGGGCCGGTTGGTGGTTGGACGATGCTCGGCATGAGAGATGCGCGTTGGGGGATGGCCGTGGCGGGTGTGGCCGTCGTGCTGGTGGTGTCCGGGTGCGGGGGCAGTGGGGCGGATGCCGGTGGCCCGGCGACCGCGTCGGTGACTTTGTCGGTGGTGCCGGTGGATCCGGATGCGGTGGAGACAGAGTCGACGGAGCCGGTGTATCCGCCGGGTCCGGAGGGGGACATCGACCGGGCGGCGGATGAGCACGGCTGGGAGTACGACTCGCTGTACGGGTCGGCGTCGGAGTTCGTGCAGGACATGTGCGATTCGCTGCCTGAGCAGTCGAAGCACTGGTCGCCGGCGCAGTGGTTGGCGGAGGGCGGCTACCTGGACGGGGACGGTGCGGCGATTTTGAAGGTGGGGGTGCCGAAGCTGTGCCCGAAGTGGTCGAAGACGTTGAAGTCGGCGGTGGCGGGGACGTACGAGCGGTGGATGTCGTCGGGCGAGTATGTGGTGAAGGCGGATCCGGCGCCCTATGACCCGGATGCGGACTCGGATGTGCAGGAGATCGCTCCGGGCACCTATGTGGGGGTGGGCCGGGTGGAGGACTGCTACTGGGAGCGGACGACGAAGGGCGGGGACATCATCGCCAACCAGTTCGTCACGCAGGCGACGAGGTTGACGGTGACATTGCGGGTTGGGGAGTTGTTCAAGAACGACGGGTGCG